CGTCCTCTCCACTCGGTCTATCTACATATAATCTTAACATATAAGCATAGACTCTGGTATTCTCTGTCGTGGTTGCATAGTCATTTTCATTTGAACTAGGTGTCAATGTGGCAATGGGAGTACCACTTAATTCGGAAGCCTCAAAAGTATAGGTATTTGTAATAAGATCGTTTGCCTCTAAAATACTCTTTAATTTTTTTGTTAATTTATCCCACATGATTATAATACACCCTTAATTGCTCTATTAAAAACCGACCTTATCTCTGTTGTTGCATCTTCTAATCCTTGTGTCATGAATGGTCTTGCTCTCATATATCTCGTTCCATCATGTACATAATTTGCATAATCTACTGTTGGACTTACTGTTGCTGTAAATTTACCTATTCTTGTATTTATAGATGAAGCCAATCGCCCTGTATCAAAAGGGGATCTCATTTTAGAATATCTTTCCACTAATAAAGCAGATTTCTTTACGGCTATCTTCAAGGCCTTATTTATCAATGCTGGTGTAATTAACAACTTTGTTGAAACTACTGGTATATTACTTGTGATACTTATTTTCATGATACCTCCTCAATTATTACTTCTTTGTAATCAACAGCTCCCATTGATCTTCTTGTAACTCCACCATTTTTAACTTTGTAAATTGCATTCGTGCTGGTGTTTCTCAATTTGTCTCCTTCTAATAAATCATAAAATCCATCTACGAAGATACGATATGTTTTTCCCATGACACCATTAAATAAATTGGTCTTGCTCATAGATAATGGTTGCAAGTTTCCTATAATCCCTGTCGTTGTTGTGAATGCTTTTTTATATCCAGAAATTACCACTAACCGTGTAATGATAAACTTATCTGTTCCTATGTGGGCTAAAGTGGTCATAATATAATATCTCTATAAAGATCTAGTGTCTGATATATTCCAAGTGGATCTGCAGTCTCATCTATCTTTTGAAAATCTGCAGAGTAATCACCGAGAGTAACACTTGCTAACTTACCTCCCTTTAGACCTTCTTTAATTATCTCTCCAACTAATTTGGTTGCAATTAATTCTACATCTTCTGGTACACTCGCAGAGAAACCGAAAGGCGCTGTAACTTTTACACTGCTATCTCTCCTAGGGAAGAAACCTATTCTTGATCCGACAACCAAGCGTATCTGATTTTTAACACCTTCATTCCGAGGGTAGACAAGATAATCATTTGAAGCACCCTCTGTTAAAATAGATCCTGTTGTTCCATCTGCATTTAAAATTAAAATTTCAGTAGGTACAGAAGAACAATCATCAATATCTAAGATCCTACTACCGCAACCATCATAATATTTAACACTACTGGAAGACTCAAAGGTTTTACCGCAGTATTTATCTATCCATTTTTTGACAGAAGTAATCCATTCATTAACCTGAGTATTGAATGAGTCTGAGATATCTACATTTAAGTATTTTTCAACTTTAGACTTTGTTGTATACATATATTTATTATACTAATTATTAATATTATTTACCATAGGATTTTAATTTATCTCTATAATTTCCACCACTTGCTGAATAAACATCTATTTTATCCCTATATACAGGGCTAGGAGAGGGTGATGGAGAAGGACTTATTGACGGTGAAAGACTCGGAGAAATAGATGGTGATATAGACGGACTTAATGAAGGTGAGATACTTGGGGAGATACTAGGAGAAAGACTTGATGAAATACTAGGTGAGATACTTGGCGATAGTGATGGTGAAATACTAGGACTTAGTGAAGGACTTATTGATATTGAAGGAGATACACTAGGACTAATAGAAAGACTTATTGATGGACTCAAAGAAGGTGAAATACTTGGAGAGATTGAAGGTGAGATACTTGGAGAAATAGATGGAGATATGGAAACAGACGGACTCACACTTGGTGAAATTGATGGCGACAAACTCGGAGATAAACTCGGTGAAAGACTTGGCGACAAACTTTGAGATAAACTCGGGCTGATACTTGAACTTATAGATGGAGAAAGACTTGGACTGATACTGACTGATGGACTTACACTTGGACTTACTGACGGAGAAAGACTTGACGAGATAGACGGCGAAATTGAAGAAGAAATTGAAGGACTAACCGATGGAGATACTGACGGAGAGATACTTGGACTAATAGACGGGCTAATTGATACTGACGGGCTAACACTCGGACTTATTGATGACGATAAACTCGGAGATAAACTTTGAGATATACTTGGACTTAAACTCGGACTTAAAGACGGAGATATACTCGGACTAATACTTACTGATGGGCTAACACTTGGACTGATAGAAGAAGACAAACTCGGACTTAAACTCGGGGAAACCGATGGAGAAATACTCGGTGATATAGAAACCGATGGACTTATACTCGGACTTATAGATGAAGATATTGAGGGGGATAAACTCGCAGACAAACTCGGACTAATTGACGGGGATATTGAAACAGAGGGTGAAACAGATGGAGAGATTGAAGAACTTATACTTGGACTTAAACTTGAAGATAAACTGGGAGAGATAGATGGAGATATTGAAACCGATGGAGAAACAGATGAACTTATACTGGGTGAAATTGATGAACTCAAAGATGGACTGATTGATGGGGAGATACTCGGTGAAATACTAACACTGGGTGATACACTTAGAGAGATTGAGGGGCTTATACTTGGAGACAAAGACGGACTAATTGATGAAGAAATAGACGGACTGATAGAAACTGACGGACTGACACTTGGAGAAATAGACGAACTTATACTCGGCGATAGACTGGAAGAGATTGATGGACTTATTGAAGGACTAATTGAAACACTTGGAGACACTGACGGAGAAATAGAGGGAGAGATACTTGAACTTAAACTTGGGGAAATTGACGAAGAGATAGACGGGCTTATTGACACAGATGGAGAAACTGACGGACTTATTGAGAAACTAATACTCGGTGATAAGGACGGAGATAAACTCGGGCTAATGCTTGGACTAATTGAAACAGAGGGGCTAACAGACGAACTGATACTCGGTGAAATAGACGGACTAAGAGAAACTGACGGACTAACCGACGGGCTAATACTTGATGAAATACTTGGACTAATACTTACACTCGGACTAACACTCGGACTTATGCTTGAAGATAGCGATGGACTTATACTTGGCGACAGACTTGGGCTAATTGAGGGAGAAATTGACACTGACGGCGATACAGAGGGCGATATAGATGGGGATATGCTCGGAGAAACTGATGGGCTAATAGAGGGAGAAATACTTGGTGAAAGACTTCCACTCGGAGAAACTGATGGAGAAATAGATGAACTTAAACTCGGAGAAATCGATGGAGAGATTGATAAAGATATAGAGGGACTTAATGAAACAGATGGGCTCACAGACGGAGAGATACTTGGACTTATTGAGGGACTTATACTTAGACTTAACGAGGGGCTTATAGATGGAGATAAAGATATACTCGGACTAACGCTGGGTGAAATACTTGGACTTAAAGACGAACTCAAAGACGATGAGATTGAAGGAGAGATACTTGGAGAAATACTAACCGATGGACTTACTGACGGACTTAAACTTGATGATAAACTTGGAGACAAACTTGGTGAGAGCGATGGACTTAATGAAGAACTTAAACTCGGTGAGATACTGGGCGAGATAGAAACACTTGGACTGACAGAGGGCGAGATACTTGGAGAGAGAGATGGCGACAACGAGGGGCTTATAGATGGAGATAAACTTACACTTGGAGAAACGGATGGAGATATTGATGGAGATAAAGACGGAGAGATGGACGGACTAATACTCGGAGAGATACTGACACTTGGTGAGACACTGGGAGAAATAGAGGAGGAGATAGACGAACTTATAGAAGGTGAGAGGCTTGGACTAATACTTTCAGAAGGACTAACTGATGGAGATATTGAGGGAGATATAGAAGGAGAAATTGAGGGGCTAATACTCGGAGATATAGATGTACTTGGACTTACCGATGGGGATATACTCGGACTAATACTTGGAGATATTGAAGGAGAAATTGAAGGTGAAATACTTGGACTAATACTGGGGGAAATACTTGGAGAAATACTCACACTCGGACTGACACTTGGGGAAATTGATGGAGATATTGATGGACTTATGCTCGGAGAAAGACTTGGACTGATACTTGGTGAAAGTGAAACAGAAGGAGAAACAGATGGAGATATTGATGAGGATATTGATGGAGATAAACTCACACTTGGACTAACTGACGGAGAAATAGATGGAGAAATAGAGGAAGATAAGGACGGACTTATGCTCGGACTTATAGAAGGAGAAAGACTTGATACCGGTGCTGCATAAAATGAAACAGTTCTTATACTTTTATTTCCACTCCAATCACTATCTGTTCCCGTAACGACAAATTCTCCAGCGGTTGCTACAATAAGATCTCCTGTAGAATGAACATGTGATGCTTCCATTGTTCTCCTTGTCGCTGGAGAATTATATGTCTGTGTTGATACAGAAGACTCCTGACAGTAAGATACAAAAACATATTCCCCGTCTTCTTCTGTCTCCTGAACATCTGTTGACCAAGATACTCCTCCATCTATATTTTCTGTTTCCTTATCAAACGATAAAGATGTTTTTACACCAGAAACTTCGTGAATACTCCAACCTATATCAGATGGTGGGTTTGTAATAGCGACACTTTCATTTCCTCCATCTATATCTTCTTTATACCAAATACACGAAAAACCACTACCAGTAGGACCTAAATGATTTAATTTAGTCCAACCAGCAGGGAGAGTAGTATTTGAGAAAGAACCAAATGCAGAAAGAAATATAATTAAAAGGTTCCCCTCTGTAGTACCAGTAAGAGTAACGGGACCTGATGCATAAGCGGAATTAGATTTTACAAATGCTACTGCCATATTATTTTATATAATTATAAATAACAATAGAAACTCCAATAATCAAAGAGAATATTATTATTTGCTTTATCGCATATTTTGTGAATATTTTATTTTTCATTTTTTTTCAAATTATCAATATCCTCTTGTGTCCAATTCTTTACAGGCATAAACTTTTCTATCAACCAACTCAAAGGATATTTTTGATTAGGTAATTGGTTTTTCCATAAAATTTTTCTAACTTTTGCCTTACATCTTGATACCTCATTTCCTTTTTGTTCGTAAGGGAAACTAAAATCTCCACCCTGCGTTCTAAATAAGTGAGAATACCAAGTGTTGTGATTAACTAATACTCGGCCACCTGTTAACCAAGTTTTACATGCTACCTCTATTCCTTGATTTCCCCATGATCCAAGTGCTTCATCACAAATATTTAATTCTATATATTTATTTTTAGTCATCATAAAACAACTACCTTGCAAAGACATTGTTTCAGTCATGCCTGTTTTTTCTAAGTCTTTTTTATATTTATCCGTCTTTGTGTATTCGTTAAAGTATTGAAAATGTGGAGAATTATCAAAACAATAGGAAGCCGACTGTGGTCTTTTCTTTCCTATCCAAAGCATCTTTCTTCTTATTTTATCTGTCTTCCCGCATTGTTCACATTCTGTTGGTGTTGGTCCTTGATATTTTTTCCACCCACAATGATAACATTTCCAATCAAAAGCCCAGAGGTTCCGCATGATAGGCACCATGGTTATATCATCATCAGTCTTTTTAAACGCTTCTAACATCTTTCTATCAAAACCTTTATCAAAACTACAATGTGCGTCTACCTTCATAACATATTTACCTTTTGCTAAACGACATGCTAAATTAGTGGCCGCCCTTTGACCTATAGCTTTTGCTACATAAACAATAGTCACTCTTTCATGCTGAGTAATAGGAGGTTCAGACCACTGGCCATCTAAAACAGCTATGATCTCTGTATCATCTTCTATGTTTTTTAAGATATCCTCAATCGTATTTTTTAAGAATAACTCATTTCTGCTTGGTATTAGTATTGATAAGTTCATAATAATTGGTTAAAGTCCAGCCTTTAATATCTTTAATATCTATTTCTTGCCAATTTTTAGGTTCGTGTTTAAAATCTTTCTTGTGGATCTTCGGACTAGAGAAGGTTCCTTTATATCTTACATCAATTACAGGCCTAAAGGAATGCCATGTATCAAAATCATCATCTGTTAGCCCACCTCTTTTCTTCTTCTTAGTACCCGGCTCATACCCCCACAGGCGAGCAAAACGGGGTTCTCTGCTCCGAAACTGGTCTAATCCCTGTCTATATATCTCCTTTTGCCTCATCTGATAATGTTTAATCGCAAATTTACGATTTACACACATACAAGATAACGGCAACATTCTATCGTATCTGATAGCTGTTGTGCCTTGATCCCACCATCTCCAGACATTATCATTATAATAAAAAATATGATCCTCTGGGGGAGTAAAATCAAAATGGGATTTAGGGTATAAGACATCATGTTCACAGAAGAAAACATAATCTGCTTTACTGTTCATCAGTGCTGTTAAGATCTGATTAATATATGAAACATATCCTCTTGATCCCTCTACAACTATATTTTCTCCAAATTTTATGGGTTCTAAAGAACAACTAACTATAGGGAGTCTTGCCTCTAAAATTAAATCCTGTACAAGAGTAAAAAGAGGATCTTTTAATCTATTATCTGTGTAATATATTATTCCCTTTTTCATTTTATCTTATAAAATACCAACTTGAAGCATGATCTTTATTACCAATGATGTGCAACTTTTTTATTCCAAAGGCTTTCACATAAGCGTCTATGACAGGACCAACTTGATTTATGTTCTTTTCTATCCCTCCAACATTCGCCTTATAATCATGTCCGGCCACAATTCCCCCTTTTTTAACTTTCCAAGTCCATTCATAGATGTCCTCAGCTACATGTTTGAAACTATGATCTCCATCTATGTAAACAAAATCCAATGATCCGTCTCTGAAATCTCTGACAGCGTCCATTGAGGCTCTACGAATAATACTACAATCGTTATAAGGTTTTAATACTTTCTTAGCATGTTCATGTAAAAATTCATGCCTAGTATTGTCTTTAGCAATTCTCCCTGCTCCATTATAAGAATGCCAAGGATCTACGGCATACATTTTTAGTCCGGCTTTACAAAATTTCTCTGTAAACTCTCCTTTATAAACACCTATCTCTGCACCTATTGTAAAACCTTTGTCTTTCAATAACTTAGGTAGTGCGTCTCTAGTTTCTTCTATTTTCATAAATATTTTTTTCTAATTTCTAATGCTTCTCCCCAATAATCTATCTCTGACCTATCAACCCTATCAGAGTGTGTATAATGTCTCATGCTGTCGCTGGTTTTAATCTGCAAGACTGGGTTTTTTGTTTCGTATAATTCTATCTCATCAAAAACATCTACTTTACCTAATCGTTCTCTAGGGAAGTTCTTTTCATCAGGACTCCATTGAGGACAACCTATAAATAACTCCTCTAACCTTTTTAAGTAAAACTCTCTGCCTATTATCTGTGCATGAGTAGCCCCTTCTTCTTTCTTCCACAATAAAGGTCTTTTGTGAGCCATTA